CTATTGGGTGCTGTCCAACTGCAACGGCATGGATGATCTCGATGATGCGAAATTTGTGGAGCGCTTGAAAACCACCCATGTCGCCCACGCCAATGGCGATGATGGCGCAAAGGTGGAGAGTAAAACTATCGAGGCTCCCTATGAGGGCACCAGCAGCACCATTGATATGCTCAAGAAAAAGCTGTACGAAGATTTCCAGTGCTTTGACGCTTCGGCTGTTTCCGCCGGGAATCAGACGGCGACCGCAATCAAGGCCAGCTATGTTCCGCTGGATCTGAAAACTGACAAGTTTGAATCCGAGGTAACGCGGTTTGTTTTGGAAATCCTGCGTTTGGCAGGCATTGAGGATCAGCCGAGCTATACGCGCAATCAGATTATCAACAAGAGCGAGGAAACGCAGAACATTCTGCTGGGCGCGGCGTATTACGATGACGAGTACATCACAAAGAAGCTGTTGACGATCAACGGTGACATTGACCAGTACGAGGACATGGCAAAGCGGAAGGCGGCAGAAGAGATTGACCGGAGCTTTGAAGATCCGGACGCGCCGGGGGTGAGCGGCGATGGCAACCAGTGATCTTGGGCATCAACTGACCGACAAA